TTCTCTACATTAGTATCTGGTTTAACGGCTTATTATCCAAACCCAACACCTACACCTCAAGCGTCATCAACACCAACGCCTACACCATCGGCTGCGAATCCTTGTATTACACCGTCACCTTTTGTGTCACCAACACCTACACCTACACCTGTTAACATTGATTGTTATTCAGGAACTATTGTTGGTAAAATTTATTACTACACAGGAACATCATATGTTGATTATGATAATGTTGTTGTTGCAACTTTAAGATCAAGAGGTATTGCAACTTATACAAACTCAACTAATCCAGCATACTCAGTGACTGCAACGACAGATGCTAGTTTAGATATGACAGGTAAATACGCAGGAGTTCTTAAAAACCCATACTTAACATTCGCAGTTAACTGTACTGATAAGTTTGGTCAAAACTTTACATTCGAAACTTCATTAACTCAAAATGATCCTGAGTATATTAGTAAAGTATTTGGAATTGCAAACTTCCAAAAACCAAGAATTGAAGTTCCTTTATTTAATGAGGAAGTATTCCAATCTTGGTTAAACTATTCTTGGAAAAAAGGATATGTTAGAGGTTTGAATCCAAACTTTATTGAATTAGACTCCGCTCAAAGTGGTGATCCTAACTCAATTGGTTGGTACTTGGATAGATATCAAACACCTAACTCACCTTGGGTTGTATCAGAATTAAGAGGTAATAAAGTTTATGACCTATTCAGATTCTACACAATTTCTGATGGTGATGCAGCAAACACATTGATTAAAGTTTCACTTATAAATCAAACTTATAACAACTTAACGTTTGATGTATTGATTCGTGATTATTTTGATACAGATGCAAACCCTGTAGTTCTTGAGAAATTTACAAACTGTACAATGGATCCAGGACAAAACAACTTTATCGCAAATAAAATTGGTACATTAGATGGAGAATATGCTTTGAATTCTAAATACGTAATGGTTGAAATGAATGAGGACGCACCAATCGATGCACTTCCTTGTGGGTTCAACGGATTCAACTTTAGAAATTACGCAGGAGCTCAATCACCATTCCCAATTATTAAAGGTAAATATGACTTCCCTGGTGAAGTAATCTATAACCCACCATTTGGTTTATCTTCGGGTAATGATGATGCATTAGTAAGTCCGGGAGACAATGTAAGAAGAACATACTTAGGTATATCTAATAGTTTAGGATGGGATGCCGCTTACTTCGAATATGTTGGTAAGAGAAATCCTAATAACACTTGTGATATCGACGGTCTACCATTTAATTACAGATCGGCAGGTTTCCACATGGATGTAAATGCAAGTGGTTTAACAATCGGACCTGAGTTCTCAACAAGTGGTGATCCAAGATTTATCTGTGGTAACTCATCATTCATTCAAGAACCTGAACTTCCAACAAACGCATACTATAGATTGTTCGCACGTAAATTTACATTCTTAGTACAAGGTGGATTTGATGGATGGGACATCTATAGAGAATGGAGAACTAACGAAGACAGATTCCAAATCGGTAGAACAGGATTCTTATTCGGAGCTTGTCCATCTACAAGATACCCACAAGCAACAGGTTGGGGAGCATTTAAAGAAATTTCTTTAGGTGACGGAACTCAAAATTGGGCAAATACTGACTACTACGCATACTTGTTAGGTCAACAAACATTTGCAAACCCTGAAGCTGTTAACATTAACGTGTTTGTAACACCGGGTATTGACTATGTGAATAACAGTAATCTTGTTGAAGATGCGGTTAACATAATCGAATTCAACAGAGCTGACTCATTATATGTTTGTACAACACCTGACGTTGATATGTATGTTGCAACTACAACAGGAGTTGATGTGTTTATCTACCCAACTGAAGCGGTTGACAACTTAGAAAATACAGGAATTGACTCTAACTACACAGCCACTTATTATCCGTGGGTATTGACAAGAGACAGTGTAAACAATACACAAATCTACATCCCACCAACAGCTGAGGTAACAAGAAACTTAGCATTGACAGATAACATTGCATTCCCTTGGTTCGCAGCGGCGGGTTACACTCGTGGTATTGTTAACTGTATCAAAGCTCGTAAGAAGTTAACTCAAGAAGATAGAGACATCCTTTATGTAGGTAGAATTAACCCAATTGCAACCTTCTCTGATGTAGGTACGGTAATTTGGGGTAACAAAACTCTACAAGTAAGAGAATCGGCTCTTGATAGAATCAACGTTAGAAGATTGTTGTTACAAGCTCGTAAATTGATTTCAGCAGTATCTGTAAGATTATTGTTTGAACAAAACGACTCACAAGTAAGACAAGACTTCTTAAATGCTGTTAACCCAATCTTAGATGCGATCAGAAGAGATCGTGGTTTATATGACTTCCGAGTTACAGTTTCTTCAGATCCTGAGGATTTAGATAGAAACCAAATGACAGGTAAGATCTACATCAAACCAACAAGATCACTTGAATTTATCGACATCACATTCTACATCACTCCAACAGGAGCATCGTTTGAGAATATATAAGTTGGTTTATTATTCATACGAAGGGGGACGAAAGTTCCCCTTTTTTATTTAGCGGATATTTATTAATATGAATTACAAAAAAATTGTTAAAGAAATTTTATCTGAGATCATTCACGATCAGATGAAACCCACAATGAAGTATTATGCTTTTGACTGGGATGATAATCTTATGTATATGCCAACAAAAATTTATCTTGTAGATGATAAAGGAAAAACTGTTGGTATGTCTACGGAAGATTTTGCAGAGTATAGAACTGAGATTGGTAAAGAACCATTCGAATACGAGGGACATACTATTGTAAATTTTGACAAAGATGCCTTTAGAGACTTTAGAGTACCGGGAGATAAAGCTTTTATTAGTGATGCTATGAAAGCAGAAACAGGTCCAGCTTGGAGTGACTTTGTTGAGGCGGTTAATAATGGGTCTGTATTTTCGATCATCACAGCAAGAGGACACACCCCTTCGGTACTTAAAAATGCTGTTTACAACCTAATTAAGAAGAACAAACACGGATTAAGTGAAAAAGAACTTGTTAAAAATCTTAAAAAATATAGAGATTTAGCAGATGAAGAAGATTTGTCTGATGATGAATTGGTTAGAGCTTATTTAGATATGAATAAGTATCATCCTGTAAGTTTCGGTGAAGGTTCGGCCGCGAATCCTGAAGAACTTAAAGTGAAAGCAATGAGAGAGTTTATGTCATATGTTCAAGACTTATCAAGAAAATTACAAGAAAAAGCCTTTATGAAAAATAAAATAAGTAATTACTTTATACCTTATATTGGTTTTTCAGATGATGATTTAAGAAACGTCCAAGCAATGAAGAAACATTTTGATGATGAATCTGGATTAGATATTTATCATACAGGAGGAGGTAAAAAAACTAAATTTTAATTATAACCAGAACTAGTTAAGATATAATTTGAAAAATAATTGAAGTAAATAGAAAAAATTTTATTTCATAGTATTTATAATAAAAATAAAACAAAATTTAAACAATAAGATATGGCTGATTTATTAATGAAAATGCCGATCCCTTACGAACCGAAAAGGGAGAACCGATGGATCTTAAGATTTCCTTCATCACTTGGAATTAACGAGTGGTATGTGGAAAGTACATCAAGACCGAAACTTACTATTGGATCAAAAGAGATCGAATTTTTAAACACTTCAACGTTTGTTGCTGGTAGATTTAAATGGGATGCAATTTCAGTTAAATTCCGTGACCCTATCGGACCTTCAGCATCACAAGCAATTATGGAGTGGATTCGTTTATGTGCTGAGTCTGTAACAGGACGTATGGGTTACGCAGCAGGTTATAAAAAGAATGTAGACCTTGAAATGTTGGATCCAACAGGAGTAGTTGTTGAAAAATGGATATTAGAAGGAGCATTTCTTTTAGGATATGATGGAGGTTCTTTAGCTTACAACTCTGACAACATTGCAGGTATTACTTGTTCAATGCAAATGGACAGATGTATCTTGGTATACTAACCTAAATAATAGTAAAACATATAACCGTAGACTTTACAGTTTACGGTTTTTTTTTATCATTTAAGTTGAAATTATATATAATATGGAACAAAATGAATATACAGTAGGTCACGGTAATTTGAATTTACCTCATGACGTTATAACTCTACCAACACAGGGGATTTTTTACAAATCAAAAAAGAAAACAGTTAAAGTGGGTTATTTGACTGCGGTTGATGAAAATATCCTTTCAGATTATGATGGAACAAGAAATGTTACTGAGTCAATTATTCTACCATTGTTAAGAAACAAAGTATATGAAAGGGAAATTAGACCTGAAGAACTTTTAGATGGAGATGTTGAAGCAATCTTATTGTTCTTAAGAAACACAGCTTTTGGTCCTGAATACAAACTGACAGTCACAGATCCCGTAACTGACCAAAAATTTACCGCAACAATTCAGTTAGATGAACTTAATTTCAAACAGACAGAGGTACAACCTGATGAAAACGGACTTTTCAATGTAACATTACCTATGTCAAAAAACAAAGTAACTTTAAAATTATTATCAATATACGATACGTTAGAAATTAACACAATTTTAAAATCATATCCTTCTGACAGAACCGCACCGACAATCACAACAAAATTAAACAAACACATTGTAAGTTTAAATGGGGATACAGATAGAATCAAAATTTCAACATTTGTTGAAAGTATGCCTATAGCCGATTCTAAATTCATTAGAAGATTCATCGTAGATAACGAACCAAGATTAGATTTAAGAAAAGAAGTAATAGCCCCGTCAGGAGAAAGAGTAATGGTCAACATTGCTTTTGGGGTGGAATTTTTTCGGCCTTTCTTCGCAGTATAAGATAACCATATTGGATGAGTTTTATTATTTCTCAAAAATTTTCAGAACACAGTATTCTGAGTTCATGTCTTTACCCACATATATAAGGAAATATTTAATCAACAAATATGTTGAAGAAATTGAAAATAAATAAATTGATATTTATGAGTAAATAGAACAGAAATAATGACTGAAGAAGAAAAAAAAGAAGTCCAAAAACAAATTCAAGAAGCTGTTGCTAACGAGAGAAAGAAAATTGCTCAAGGAGTTTCTGGTGAAGAAACAAAAGTTCCATTACTTGATTTTGAAGAAGATTATGTAAAAAGTTGGCAAATTGGTCTAAAGGATATTAAAGATATCACTCAAACAACAATGCAACAAGTTGCCGATTCTTTTGTTGATAAAAGTATGGGTGAGAACACTTTTATTAAGTTATTAGATGAACAAGCCACTGAACTTTCTGCACAATTTGGTGTTGGAAAAGGTAGAATGGAGGAATTCCGTCAGTCTATTGGAGATGTATCTCCTGCACTTATTAGAATGGGTATAGACCAAGGAACTGCAATTAAGAACATAGGTAAAATGGGTGAGGCATTGGGATCCGCGGCAAGTTTAGGAAGTGAGGCTATAATTGAACTATCTGCAGCTTCTAAAGCCACAGGACAAGATGTTGGTCTTTTAACTGAAAGATTTAGAGAAGTTGGTGTATCAGTTTATGATGTTGGTGATGCAATGTTGGAGGTTGCTAATTCGGCAAGGGCTGCTGGTGTTTCAGTTGGTGCAGTATCTTCTGCAGTTGCTCAAAACATAGGAAAATTAAACTTATATAATTTTGAAGGCGGTATTAACGGTCTAACAAAAATGTCTATACAGGCATCTAGACTTGGCGTTGATATGAGTAAAGTATTCAAAATTGCCGATGATTTATTCTCACCTGAAAAAGCGATTGAGTTATCTGCATCATTACAAAGATTAGGTGTTACATCAAGTGGGTTGTTAGATCCATTAAGAGCGATGGACATGGCTCAAAACGATCCTGAAGCCTTACAAAAAGAAATAGTTAATATGTCAAAAGAATTTACCAAGTTCAATGAACAAACAGGTAAATTTGAAATTATGCCAGGGTCAAAAC